GGACAATCAAGTGAAAACCAGCCTGAATTTTTGCAGTTTTGTCATTTAACAGATGTACCTGCAATAACACCAAATCAATTTGGAGTTGCAACAACACAAGATTATAATTTTGGTGAATGTCAATATTATCCTGGTATGGGGGCTGCACCACCTGAAAACTTATTTAACTTATATTGGCTTCCATACTATAATGAATTATACAACCCTGATACAAGAATAATGACAATTAAAGTAAATCTTAATGCAGCAGATATTTCAAGCTTTAATTTATTTGATACAGTTATGATTAAAAATAGAGAATTTAGAGTAAATAAAATTGATTACAAACCAGGCGATTTGTCAAGTGTAGAATTTATATTAATACCATAATGAGTAAAAAGTCTTTACAATATTTAGCAGGATATACAGTAAAACCATTTTCAGTATTAGAGAATGGGCAAGTGTTATTTACAGATGGGCAAACTACTATGCCACCTAATCAACAACAATGTGAAGCGTATGGATATAAATATAACAAAGAAGAAGGAACTTGTATTGTGTTTAGAGGCAATCCAAATTTAAGTAAAAACATAGGTAATGTAAAAAATCAAATAAGAGGTAATAATAATGAAACTGAAACAGGTACTAATAACACTTTTATTATAGGTGAAAATAATACTGTAAAAGGTTTTTCAAGAAACAACATTATTGCAGGTAATAGAAATGAAATATCACATGGAGTTAATAATTCTTATGTGTACGGAACATTAGCACAAGCAACAGCAGATAATAGTATTGTTTTAGGTGGTAATGCAGGAGGCGATAATTTAGCAGAAAGACAATCAATACAATTAATATATGGAACACAAACAACAGCAGGATCAACAGTTGATAGTTATTTAAACAATGTAACAGATAGTTTTTTTGTAATACCAGATAATACTATTATGTACTTTCACGCAGACGTTATTGCAGTTAGAGTTGCAGGTACTAATACAGGAAATACAGGTGATTATGCTTCATTTGTAGAACGTGGTGTTGTTATTAATAAATCAGGAACATTAAGCATTGCAAGGGAAAGGGATGCAATTAAAAGTAGCGGTACAGTTACAGATTGGCGACCTGTTGCAAATGTTTCAGGAACAAATTTTAGAATGACTGTAAGAGGTGAAACAGATGTAACAGTTGAATGGTGTAGTAATATAACATTTACACAAATTAAAACAGGTGTAGCATTATAAAATAAAAAGATATGGCGCAAGAAATTTTAGAATTAGAAGTAAAATCAAATATAGAACAGGTCACTAAAGACACCCAAAAACTAGAAGGCGCTACTGAAAAAGCAGGTGGTGGTTTTACAAGCTTAGGTAGAGTAATAAGGAATGTTGGAACAGCTTTAAAAGCAGCAGGTATTGGTATCATTATTGGTCTTATTGGGAAATTCATGCAGATTTTAGGAAAGAATCAAAAAGTTGTTGATTTTTTTAACACATCTATGCATTTTTTAAATGATGTTTTTAGTCAGCTTTCAGAGTTTCTTATTGATTTAGGAGGAAAAGTAGGTGGGTATTTTAAAAGCATTTTTGAAGACCCTGTTGGAAGTTTAAAAAAGTTTGGCCAAGCTATTGTAAATAATATTTTAGAAAGAATAAGAAGCTTTTTAGATATGATAGGTCATTTATCAACTGCTATTAAAGAGTTGGTGCAAGGAAATTTTGATGCAGCAGGTAGTGCAGCAAAAGATGCAGGAAAAGAGTTTATTGATGTTATGACAGGTGTTGATAATACTTATGATAAATTACAAAGTAGTTTTAGTAAAATGACAGCAAGTGTACTTGATGTTTCTAAAGGCTTAGTGGATTCCTGGCAAAATTCAGTAGGGCTTGTAGAAATAGAAAAAAGGGCAGGTAGAGCCGAAATAACATTGCAAAAGTTAGCTTTAACCTCTTTAAAAAACGCGGAAATACAAAGACAAATAAGGGATGATGAAACTAAGACATTTGCAGAAAGAATTGAAGCAAACCAAAAATTAAATGATATACTTGTAGATCAATTAAATGCAGAAAAAAATGTTCAATATATTATTATTGAAAAAGCAAGGGCGCAATACAAATTAAATAAAAATGAAGAAAACTTTTTGGCTTTAGAACAAGCAAAAATAGGATTATTAGAAATAGAAGAAAGAATAACAGGACAATTATCTGAGCAAAAAACCAATCAGGTTGCATTAACAAAAGAGCAACAAGAAGCCGAAAATGAATTAAGAGTTTCTGTTTTAGAGGGTTTGGATTTAGAATTAGAAGAGTTAAAATTGCAATATGAAGAAAAACTTAAATTAGCAGAAAAATCTGGAATAGAAACAACAGCATTAACTGAAAAATATGAAAAAGATAAAACAAAAATTATTAAAGAAAATGCAGCAGAACAACAAGAAATACAAGATGAAGCAGATGCTAAAACATTAAAAAGAGAAAAAAATATTGCAGATGCCAAAAAAGGTTTAGCAAAAGATGGATTAAGACTAATAGGAGAAATTGCAGGAGAAGGCTCAAAAATAGCAAAAGCAGCCGCAATAGCAGAAGTTGGAAGAAGTGGAGTAGAGGCTGTACAAAATGCATATACAAGTGCTTTAGATAGCCCATTAACAAGTATTTTTCCTGCATATCCATTTATTCAAGCAGGAGCAGCCGCTACATTTTCAGCATTACAATTGAGAAAAATTATGTCGGATCAAACTGTATCACCAGGTGGAGGTGGAGGTGGAGGAGCAGGAGCAGGAGGAGTAGATACACAAGCCCCTGCACCACAAATGTTAAGTGGTTCATTTAGTTTAGGGCAAGGTCAAGCCCCTGAACCTGTAAAAGCCTTTGTAGTTACTGATGAAATGACTAACAGTCAAAACCAATTAGCAAACATAAGAAGAAGATCAACAATTTAAAAATCAAATATATTAACTAAATACCTATATAATAATATGCCTTGTAAAAAATGTAAAGACGGAAAAGTAAAATGGGGAAACACAGGTGAGTGTAAATACGACACTATTGCAGAATGTGAAGAAGCTAACAAAGATTATTACGAAAATCTAAAAACAACTAAAATAGTTGAATTAGTAATAAGTGATGAAAATGAAGAATTAGCTATTGATGCTATTAGTTTAGTATCTGCTCCTGCAATAGAAGAAAATCTAGTTTTTTTTGGAAAAGAGAAAAACAATTTAACTTTCGCAAAAGTAGATGAAGAAAAACGAATGATTGTTTCTCCTGCATTAATTCCTAACAAACAAATATTTAGATATGATCCTAATACAGATAGCGAGTATTATGTTTATTTTAGCCCTGAAACAGTACGAAAAGCAAGTGAGTTATATTTAAAACATAACAATCACCACAAAGCAACATACGAACATAAAGAAAGAGTATCAGGAGTTTTAACAACTGAAAGTTGGATAATAGAAGACACAAAACTTGACAAAAGTAATTTGTATGGCTATTCACTTCCTAAAGGAACGTGGATGGTTAAACTAAAAATAAACAATGATGAGTTGTGGCAAGAAATTAAATCAGGTTCTTTAAAAGGTCTATCTATTGAAGGCTACTTTGCAAATCGCTTTGAAGCTATGGAACAACGTAAACCAACTGATGAAGAAATACTTCATGCTTTGAATGAAATAATAAACGAAAATCAAACAAAACTAAAATAAATCTATTTAATAAAAAAAACAAAAACTATGGATATAAAAGAAAGAATATTAGTTGCTTTAGGTTTAGATAAATCTGAAGACGAAATTAAATTAGCTTTTCAAGCAAAAGGTGAAGATGGTACAATTTTTGTCTCAACAGCAGAAGAATTAGAAAATGGTGTTGATATTTCAGTACTTACAGAAGATGGTACTACAATACCTTTACCTATTGGAACTTATAAATTAGATACAGGCGTTACATTCAGAGTAGAAGAAGAAGGTGTAGTTGCTGAGGTTATTGAATCTGAAACGGAAGAAGAAGTTGAAGCAGAAGATGAAAAAGAAGAAATGGCTAAAGAAGATGAAGATAATTATGAAGATGAAAGCCCTGCTGAAAAAGCAGATTGGGCAAAGTCTTATGAAGAATTAAAAGATAAAGTTGAAAACCTTGAAGATGCTATTGCTGATATCAAATCTAAAATGGGTGGTGATGAAGCTGAGGATGTTGAAATGTCTGATGAAACAGAAGAAACAGGTGATACTCCAAAAACTGTAACAACTAAAACAACAGAGGTTGTTGAATTTTCAGCAGAAGATGAAATAGCAAAATTAAAAGAAGAAAACGAAAAATTAAAAACTGAATTATCTGAGCAACCTGCTGATAGTCCTATAAACATCAACAAGTTTAGTTCAGAAAGACCTGTTTTGAGTAGAAAAGATTATAATAAACTTTCAAGCAGGGATAAGTTTTCACACGATTTAAGAAAATAAATAATAAAATAAATAATAATTAAAAAACAAAAAAAATGGCATTTAATGTAACATCAAATTTTGCAGGTAAGGCGGCTGGATTTTATATTTCAGCAGCTTTAAAACAAGCAAAATCATTAGACTTTTTAACGTTAATTGAAAACGTTAAATTTAAAAGTAACATCCAAAAAATGGCTGGTTCAAATCTTGTACGTAATAACACGTGCGATTTCACAGATCACGGAACCCTTGCTATGACTGAGAAAGTATTGACTCCCAAGGCTTTACAAATAAATATTGACCTTTGTAAAGAAAATTTAGTATCATCATGGGAGGCGTTAGAAATGAGAGCAGGAGCAGGAGCACCACCACCACCTGCATTTGAAGACTATGTAATTTCTTACATGGGAGAAATAATCGCAAATGGAGCAGAAACTTCTATATGGTCTGGAGCAGCAGCTAACAATGGTGAATTTGAAGGCTTCTTAACAGGTACAACAGGAGCATTTGCAGTAGATGGAACAGTTGTTTCTTCAACAGCATCAGCAGCTTATACAGCAGCTAACATTATAGCAAACCTACAAACTTTAACAGCAGATATGGCTGCTAATATTTCACCTGTTTTAACTAAGGAAGACCTTTACATATACATGGCACCTAAAACTTATGCATTCTACATTTCAGCAGTTTCTACATTAGGATATGTAAACGCTTATAACATGAATGGTGATTATGAGCCTGTATTTGAAGGCTACAAAATCGCAGTTTGCCCAGGTATGGCTATAAACCAATTAGTTGCAGCAGAAAGAAGCAATTTATTTGCAGGGACGGATTTACTTTCGGATACTACAAGGATAGCTTTACTAGATATGACTTCTTTAGATGGAAGTGATAATTTACGTTGTGTAGCTAAGTACTCAATGGGTGTTCAGCTTGGAGTTGGTGCTGATATTGTTCACCAATCATAATAAAACAAATTTAACAGAAGTGGGGGCTTTTGCCCCTACTCCTTTAACCTTAAAAAATAAATAACATGGCGTGTACAGCATTAACAAAAGGTAGAGGTCTTGACTGCAACAGGATTGCAGGTGGTGTTAAAAATGTTTACTTTTCAGTATATTCTGATTTTGGAAGTACTGATTGGGCTTATGATGGAACAAACCCACAAGAAATTGATACAATTAATTGGAACAGTAAAAGTATTTATAAATATGTAATGCCTTTAGGCGTTGCATCTGTTACAGATACAATTACAGGATCAACTGAAAATGGCACGATATTTTACACACCTACTGTAAATATTATGCTAAACAAATTAACAAAAGAAGACCAAAACCAAATAAAATTATTAGGACAAACTAAAGTGAGAATATTAGTTGAATTAAACGCAAAATTAACTTCAGGTCATGATGCTATTTTAGCTTTAGGATTTGAAAACGGAATGGACTTAAATACAGGTACAATGGATACAGGTGCAGCATTCGGTGATAGAAACGGATATACACTTACATTTACAGGAATGGAGTCAAGACCAATGGCGTTCTTAGAAGACTGGACAACTAGTATTTTTGATAACTCAGGATTTACAAACAAAGGAACTCCATTTGTAGTTTCAACATAATTTGATTTGTAGTTTTTCATATATTCAGAATTAGAGTGGCTTAAAGTCACTCTTTTTCTTTTATAA